CCCCGGTCGCTCAGGCTGCCCCGGTCGCTCAGGCTGCCCCGGTAACTCAGGCTGCCCCGGTAACTCAGGCTGCCCCTTTCACGGACATTAACGGGCTCATGTCCTACGCGATGCATGCGTACACCTCGCTGAACCAACTGAGTAGTGGCAGAGGTGCCCAGATTGAGGGGGTCATTAAGGGTCTGGGTGCTACGGATATCAAAGGCATCCAGCCTCATATGTACAATGACTTTTATTCCAGGGTAGAGGCTCTCCGTCATGGGCAATGATCGCAAACGGCACGAGGTAGCGTCGGCCTTCGAGGTAATCCTACCTATCATCGGTTACCGCGTTTCTCTGGAGGATATGAGTGACACTGACATCCGGGGGTTGATGGATGCGTGCATCAAGGTGGAGACGAGCATCCAAAACATTAAAACCGACATACTTAAGTGGGTGGTGTCGGCACCCCGTCGGTCTCCTCCGGAGGATACCATCAAAATCGGAGGTACATCATGAGGGCATCTGCCAGTAACGCGCACCGATGGCTACGGTGCCCGGGGTCATTGAGGGAGGAGAACCGCGCACCCCCAGCCCCTAAAAAGCGATACACTACTGACGGCATCATAGAGCATGCAGTCTTAGCCGGGGCGCTCGGGCAGGAGGACCTAGAGGGGCTCGTTGGTACCGTCATGCCCGTCATCATCGAGTTTGACGAGCCTCCCGTTAACACTGAGGTCACATGTGACCACGTTGACGCGGTAAGGCCTGCCTACGACTACGTAATGGAGAGAGTAGGGGGGAACCCGTTGCACCTGAAGATTGAACACCGGGTCAAGTTGACCACGGCTTCAGGTCGACAACTCACCGCCGTCGCCGATGTCATCATCGAAACGGAATCCTCGGTGGAAGTGATCGACTACAAAGGTGGGTATAAGGTGGTCCCTGTCGATGGTAACGAGCAACTCCTGACCGGGCTGGCTGCGTATGTGGCTGAGGACGAGACGCGTAAAGGTAAGGAGATGCGCATCACTATCATCCAGCCCAAGGCCACGTTCTCCGGGGGTTCGTGTGTATCTTCAGCTCCTGTGAGTGGCGATGATCTCCAGCTTTTCGTGGAACGTGTGTCCGATGGACTTCTGGCGGTAGAAGACCCCAATGCGCCACTGATTCCAGGTGAAACCCAATGTGCATTCTGTAATGCCAAGCCATGCCAAGCGATGGAGTCCAAAGCCTTAGCTGAGTGTGGGCTCCTTTTCGACGGGGTTATGGCCGCGCCCGATCAAATAGCGTTAGAGGAAGTCGGATCATACCCAATAGGCCAATTGGTGAAGACTTTCCACGCGCTCCCACTCCTTCGGATGTTTATCTCCTCGGTAGGAGAGGAACTACTTCGACGGGGAGAGAGTGGGGAGGAGCTGCCCGGATTAAAATAGTACGGGGAAATGGTAGCCGCAAGTGGGGGATATCAGAGGATTCCCTGTTGAAAGTCCTAGCGGGGATGGGGGTCCCTAAGGCCAACAGATACACCCAAAAGGTCGTATCTCCCGCCCAAGCTGAGAAATTGAAATGGGTGAAAAAGGACGGAACCAAAGGGGGCCTCACTGCTAAACAGCGAGAGAGGTTAATGGGGAACGTGGAGCGATCAGAAGGGGCTCTCACTGTAGTAGACGACTCCGACCCTAGACAGGCGGCCGTATTGCCGTTGACGACGGTATTTTCAGGGGTGGCCATCGAGTCCCCCCAACAAACCAACGAGATGCCTACGTGGCTAGCGTAAGGAGTAACTATCATGAGTAAATCAAGTGCAGTTTTTCGGGTGGACAACGCCATCCTGTCCTTCCCCCACTTATGGGAACCGAAGCCTTACATGCAAAACGGGGTTCCCCAAGGGGAGCCTTTTTACAGCTGTGTATTGCTGCTGGACCAGGTATCTGTAGACCTGATCAACAAAGTAGCTATGGATCTGGCAATGGTTCACTACGCAACTAAAAAGGAGTACACGCACCAGTCATTTGGGTGGCCGGTCTACCCTTGCGCCATGAAGGCGTCATACGCGAATGACCCACGTGTGGCGGCGCTGTCCTTCGTGAACACGAAGGCGTCCGTAAAATTCCCGCCATCCGTGGTGGAGCCCGATGGGAAGGGGGGTTTTCTGCCAGTGAAGGATCGGGGGTCTATATACTCCGGGTGTGTTGTATCTGCCGCCATAAATGTGTTTACCCGCCCACAGCCTGCCCGGATGGGGGAGGTGGGGCAGGGGGTTGGGGTGGGGCTAAAAGCTATCATAAAGACCCGAGACGGGGAGCCCTTGGCCGAGTCAATCGATTTAGATTCCATGTTCGGTGGGGTAGTCGTTCAACAATCAACGGCATCCTTCTTCCCAGGGGGAGCCCCCCTAGGGACGGCGAACACGCAAGAGTCGGCCCAGATGCCACCGCCTCCGTCATTTCTTTTGTAACAGGGGACCACAGCAATGTCCATATCGCAACCACAGTGTGACCCCGTCGCCAGTCACATGCACATTTTAAACGCAACAGTCGAAATCGACAGGGTAATAGTCTCTCTATCTGCATTGAAGTCCAGGCTAGTCGAGCCCTGTAAAGACAGGGAGGCTTTTACCCCAGTGGATGTGTGTTGGGTTTCAGTCCACGATTTTATGGGGGCATGGCCACCGTTGGCGATGCATAGGTTGGGTGATATCTGGAGTCTTATGGATGAGATACATACCATACTACTGGGGTATCAGTTGCAGTCTGATCCTCTGGACAGGACCAGGTGCAATACAGAAACGGATACACTAGGGGCAATCAACCACGTGTTTAAGCAAATGGCGCTTTTGGAGCAGTTATTGTCCGAAATAGTCACTGACCTCATCGAGGGTTCGGGCAAAGGCCTCCCCTTTGAGTGCCCCCAGATGGAGGTCGAATCTCTCGCAGCGGCAATGGCCGCCGGTGCTAACAGGGTCCATGGGTGGGTCCAGCGTATGATAACCCTCATACAGCATATGGAGGTTAGTATATTCACGCGGTCTCCGGATGCTGCTATTTCTGTTGCTGTTGTTGCTGACCCCAAGGGGGACACTACCCTCGTTTGCGGTAAGGACGCCCGGAGATAATCATGGGAGACCGTAGGCGCCTACACCTGGACTTTGAGACCGCTTCTGAAGTGGATATCAGGAAAGTAACCACTCCGGTATACACTTCGCATCCATCCACGCGCATCCTTATGCTGGGGTGGGCGTTTGACGACGATCCTGTCCAGGTGTGGGAGCCTCACAGGGGGGATGCCCCGGCAGAGTTAATCCAAGGGCTGAATTCCGACGCCACCCTACACGCGGCTAATGCCGCCTTTGAACGGGGTCTCATCTTGCATAAGATGGGCATCCACACAGGGGTGTCCAGGTGGAGGGACACTCTAGTGGAGGGGTATGCTCTCGGTTTCGCAGGGGGACTTGACGCGATATTGTCCGCAACCGGCCTACGGACTAAGGACCCGAGAGGGGGCAGACTGATTGCTATGTTCTGCTCACCGGCACCTAAAAACCATAAAGTTGACTGGTACACTTATGACAATCGCCCAGGTGAATGGGAGGAGTTCAAATCGTACTGTAAGCAGGACGTAGAGGTAGAACGGGACTTATGCCTGTGGTGCATGGGGTATGGGGGCATGAGTGCCTACGAATGGGATCTCTATGCCATGGACCAGGAGATCAACGGGATCGGTATCCCAATAGATGCCCACATGGCGGAAGGTGCGGTGAAGTTGTGGGAGCGGGAACTGGCCAGGGTCAAGTTAAAACTGTCAGAGATAACCGGGATATCCCCTACAACAAGAAACCCGTTTTTGAAGTGGTTATCGGAAAAGGGGTTAGATCTGCCAGACACGACCAAGGAGACCGTATCCGCTGCCATTACGTCAAACGTCACCCCGGAGGTAACGGAAGCCCTCATCCTATGGGGTCAACAATCCACAAGAGCCACTGATAAGTATAAGGCGGTCCTGTTGTCAAACCAAGGTGGACGCCTCCATGGCGTCTTCCAGTTCGCTGGGGCAAGTCGGACCCGGAGGTGGGCCGGGCGGAAGTTTCAACCACATAACCTGAAGCAATCAGTGCTTGAGCCGGAGCAGGTCGATGTGGCGGCAGCGGTTATCACGAACGGTGATATCCCCCCTTCATGCTTCTGGCCAGATCAATCAGTGGCCGATTTCCTCGGTACGTCGATACGTCACGTCATCTGCGCCCCAGATGGTCATTCACTGGCTGTTGCCGACTTAAGCTCCATCGAGTCAAGGGTGATCGGGTGGCTTACCCACTGTAAAGCTATGAATCATGTGTTTGAGACGGGTAAGGATACCTACGTAGACTTCGCATCACGACATTTTGGCGTAAGGTACGAGGACGTGACCCCTTCACAGCGGAAATTCAGTAAACCCCCAGTACTTGGGGCAGGGTTCGGCTTAGGGTACAGAGGTTTGATTGCGTATGCCAAAGGTTACGGGGTCCTCATGTCGGAGGAGGAGGCCACCCGCGCCGTGGATACCTTCAGGGGGGTTTACTGCGAGATCCCGGCATTCTGGAAATGGCTAGACACTTCCATTAAATACGTGATCCAGTCGAAAATGCCGGTGATAGGTAATCGGCTAGCAATAAGCATGGACGGCGATTTCCTCACCATAAAGCTCCCGAGCAACAGGAAGCTCTTCTACTATCAACCGAGGGTTACCATGAGGTACACCCCCTGGGGTAGCGAGGCCCCTACAGTCTCCTACATGGGAACGGGGGATAACACGCAGTGGGCCCGCATATACGTCCACCCAGGGCTATTTACTGAGAACATAGTGCAAGCGATCGCCCGGGACTTGCTCGCATACGGAATGAAACTCGCTCACGATATGGGGTTGAAAGTCGTGTCCCATGTCCATGATGAAGTGGTGGTAGAAACTCCAGCATTCATGGCGGATGCAACGCTCCGGGCTCTAATTCGTTGCCTAGAGACCCGTCCGCCTTGGGCAAAAGCGTTAATACTCAAGGCAGCCGGTTACACATCAAAGCGCTACCGGAAAGACTAAAGAGAGAGAGGTGTTGTCATGTTAGAAGCCAAGATAGAAAGGGCCGTCTGCGACTACGCAAAGGCGAGAGGGTGGGGTGCTGAGAAGTTTACGTCCCCCAATAAAAGATCAGTCCCGGATAGGTTGATGTCTCCCCCTACAGCGGCGATGTTTTTTATTGAATTCAAAGCCGAAGGCAAAACCCCTACGGTTTCCCAAGCCCGAGACCATGAAGTCCGGAGAAAGCGGGGGCAAGTGGTATTTGTAGTAGATAGCGTTCCATTGGGCAAATTCATTGTGGACGAGGTAACCAAAGGGACCTGCCCTGCGGATATCTATGAAAACATGTGGTTAATCCGTAGCGTATTTAAAGAGTAGGTGCCAAGCACACACACCTTGAGGGGGTAACGATGAGTAATGTGGATTCCACGTTGGCGGAACGTGAAACGAGGTATGGGAGGTTTAGCGGTCATGCCCGTATCTCCCAGTCAATTAAAGCCGCAATGTCTGACTCCGGCAACTGGGGGGCATTGCCTGCCCACCATAAAGAGGCCCTAGAGATGATCGCGCACAAGATAGCGAGGATTTTGAATGGGGATCCAAACTACCGGGACTCATGGCACGACATAGCGGGCTATGCCCAACTGGTTGAATGCGAAATCGCCATGGGTGACGGTGAGGCTCACGACTAACGCACGATGGAGTTCGTCATGAATACAGCAAAGAGTAAATACCAGACACGAGTACCTAACCCCGGTAAGATTCGCGTCATGGCTGCAATAAACGAGTCGTGTACCCTAGGGGATGCGGCGGAGCTCCTGGGGGTTTCGCGTCAAGTCCTGGATCGATGGAGACGGGATCTAGGACTCCCTCTTAGGGCTAAAGGTCGCAGGAGTCACTTGCCTAAAGACGACGTGCGCCTGATAGATGCGCTAATTGGCGAAGGGTTAACCGACAAGGTGATAGCCGAGAAGTTTGAGGTAACGACTCAAACCGTGTCTGGGATACGTAGACGTGGGGTGAATGTCTAATGGACATGTCAAACCTTTTCGAGTATCAAAAGGCCACCATAACCTTTCAGTGCTCCAGGCCCGCATCCATGATATGGCAGGATATGGGGCTAGGGAAGACCGTGTCTACCTTGACATCCATTTCCCATTTAATCGAGAGTGGGTACCTATCCTCCGTTCTGATACTGGCACCGGTGAGAGTGTGTAGACTTGTATGGAGGCAAGAGGCGTTGAAATGGGACCACCTATCCCACTTGCAGTTCTCACTTATACTCGGTGACCGGGACACTCGAACCCGCGGGCTCTTACGTAACGCGGATATCTACCTAATGAACTACGAGAATGTAGCATGGCTAAGCCGTACTCTGGGGCAGTACTACAGCAAGACGGGTAGAGCCTACCCGTTTCAGGGGATTGTATACGATGAGATCTCTAAGACCAAAAACGCTACATCTAACAGGACTAAAGCTCTGGTGGAAATGCTACCCAACATCCGATGGACCACGGGGCTAACCGGAACTCCCGCCCCTAATGGACTAAAAGACCTGCACGGCCAATACTTGGTGCTGGATGGCGGGGCAACTCTCGGTAGAACTAAAGAGGGGTTTAGTGAGAGGTTCCTGTACAAGAAGGGGTTCAAGATGTTAACCCGGCCGGGGGCAGACTCTGAAATTCAAAGCATTATAGGGGATAAAACGCTTCAGATGTCAGCAGCGGACTACAACCCACTGCCGGACCTGATTGAGAACGATATATATGTGGAATTGCCGGACGCAATAAGGGCCAAGTATGACCAGCTGGAGCTGGACTTCTTCTTTCACCTAGATAGTGGCGAGAGTGTAGAAGTATTCAATATGGCCGCTCTTACTAATAAGTGCTTACAGTTCTCTAATGGGGCGGTGTACCCAGTGCCGGGTCTCCCTGCATGGGAGGAAGTCCACCAGCAAAAACTAGATGCTTTGGTGGATATAATTGATGAAGCATCCGGGCATCAAGTCCTGTGTGCATACCAATTCAAATCGGATGCCCAGCGGATAATGGCCCGATTTAAACATTTAAACCCCATCAACATGACTGAGTGCAAAACTGAAAAAAGTCTGCTCTCAGCTATGAACCGGTGGGCGAACGGGGATTGCCCCCTCATGATAGGACACCCCGCTAGTATGGGCCACGGGATCGACAGGCTACAGGAGGCGGGACACATCCAGGTGTGGTTCGGCCTTAACTGGTCGCTGGATCTGTATGATCAGATGAACGCTAGGTTAAGGCGCCAAGGGCAGGGGCGTCCGGTGATATGTCACCGGATCATTACTACAAATACGCTGGACTCCGTGCAGGCGGAGGCGCTCAGAACCAAAGCCTCCGACCAGAACAGTTTAAGGAAAGTGGTCCACGAGTACCGGCTACGTAAACAGAACGCTGCTTTTCCGCTGTAATCAGCAACAACTAGCTTAAAGGGGGTGAATGCGCTATGAATTAAGAAGAGACGACACCTAGCCCCTGACACCCGTACCAGATATCAGGGGCAGTTTTAGCGCTTCGGGGGGTCGGCGTCTTTCCTCGAAACCGGTTGGTACAGATCCGCCCGCAACTGGGCCACATCTGCCTCCAACCTACCGATTGACTTGGTAACGTGTTCCATCTCGTTCTGGAGGATCTGCTGATTCCCCCATGCGGTTAGCGCTGCGACAATCGCCGCTGTCACTAAAGTTTGGGCAATCTGGTTATAGTCCATGCGGTGCCCTCCTCCGGGGGTGGTTATGCAGAATATCATGTCACATCCCCTGGAGGCGTTGGCCACCAGATATCATGCGGGAATCCGGCGCTCTGAGGGATGTCTAAAAGGGCTTGCCGATAGGCCCGCCACTGGGCCTTCTCTCCAGGGGGCATAGCGTCCCACCGGATAGCGCCTATCGAGTCCACGTGATCCCTCAGCAATCCGTCCCTTATACCACGAATTTCAAGAGGTTTCATCTCGGCCGCACGGACCCGCCTCTCTTCTAACTCGTCGTCGCTCAGATGGATAATAAGGGTCCTCCCTTTCGCGATATCGTATACCGTGCGGAACGGGCGTTTGTTGTCCTCAGTCATGTCTATATCTCGTATTGAATGTTAATAGATCCGGCATCGAAGTTATCCGTACCCCCTACGGTAGTCAGCCTGATCCGGTCAAGCTCTGCTGTAAGGGCTTTAGTCCCCCCTGTTATCAGGATGGTTTCAGTACTGGACCGACCCAAGGCGCCAGTGGCCGCCCATAAGAACGTCGCTGCGTCCACCAATGACAGGATGATAGTTCCATGCATTACGTAGGTAGATGCTGAGGACTTAAGGCCAAAGCCTGTCGTATAGGCGGTAGAGGCCGCTGAGGCGGTCCCTATGAGACTTCCCGATCCGTTATACCCGGTAGCCTCCACCCCGCCAGAATCCCCCAATTGAACCAGCCATGCGCTTGTGCCGTCGGTGGACACTCCACTAAAGTGGAGGGATATCCTTTTAACCCCACTAGGAATTCCGGTTATATCTATCGATGTCCCCGCTGTAGTCGCGGTAAGAGTCCCCTGCGTGATGGTATCTGGTACGGTTTCGACTAGTGCCTTACCATTCGCCCTAGTGTAATTGGTACATCTCCAGATCTTCGTTCCTACGTTTACAAATTCCGCCTCATCTCCGGCTGCCGTGGTGATGTTAGCTCCCCCTGGCAGAATAATCTTGGCTACGTTATGGGTCAGAGTCAGAGCTGCATCGAAGTGCAACTTTATCGTCGCCCCCTGGGGAACGGCCCCCGTGGACATGCCTGATACATCGATTTCCGTGATAGTGGTAGTACCGGTAACATCAAAATAGTTCCCCCCGATCCCATGTAGCAAGGTAGCCGCACTCGCTATATCCGAGCCCTTGTACCACATTTGAAACTTCTGATAAGTGTTGAGGCCGGTCCAGGTATTGGTCGATGCCAATAACGCGGTAGAGTCCGCTACGGGGGTCCATACGCTGGACAGCAGGTAGTACAAAATGCCAGTGGATGTTTTTTGCCATAGAAACAGGCTCCCATCCGTCGCGGGCTCTGCTTCTTGGTTCACAAATACATTATCGACGAAGTCCGCTAGGGTCAACTCGGTACCCGTGGAAGCTATAGCTAGCAACTTGTTTGCTATCGGGGTGGGTAGTGTTAAGTCCAGCCCACTGATATCACTGTCAGATAGCACCACAGAACGGGATATCAGCTCCCGTAAGCGTTGGCTTATGATTGTCAATTTATCGAAGGCGTCCTCTTTCTGTGCCGCCGGATCTGGGTCGTTTTCCACCCAATCCGTGTCCTGAGTGATATCCGGGTCTCTAACTATCACTACGTTTTTGGTTAATGGCGTTGGGTCCGGGGGTGCGGTTATGAATGTGACATCACCCCCGCTACTCCCACCTGCCCCAGTGAGAGTGTAATCCGTGTCCCGTACCTGTAGCACCCCTGACAGGTACACCTTCACGTCCGAATCTTGCAAAAATCGATACGGGAACGAGAAGATAGTGGTAACCCCGTTACCGGTGTACTCTTTGCGGTTGGTGGTTGTCGATATAGTCATTGGTTTTAATCCTCACCGAATATTCCGGCGGAAAAAAGATAAGCGTGGATCTGAGCCCCAACCACAAACTTCTCTGAGGGGGTATTGGCTTTAGTTAGCAGTTTAGCCCCAAATTCCGGGTCCAGCATAGCATGGATTAACACCTCCCTGGTCTTCTGTACAGGTAACTTTTTGAATATCTGCTGAGCGAACCTAGACCCAGCAGCATGGACCATGAGAGAGTGCCCTGACGCCATACCCTGGGGCGAAACTGCTCCAGCTGCAAATGAGCCGGTAACCCGGGTCATGAGATCGTAGAAAAAGTCATTGGCGCCTTCCAGGTCGTCTAATGCTGTTCCCGATTTGAGGGCTTTCTGTATCTTATCCGCCTCACTGAAAAGGAGTGATATGTGGGCCTTCTCCTGCTGGGATATAACCCCGTTCTCGGTCATGATGTCCATCAAAGCCTTTTGACCGGTCCGTGGTGACGTGAAGAACGCGTCCCTCAGCCTAGCGACACTTTGCCCACTGGTCTCCGATGATGATTGCTTTACAACATGGTCATACAGCGCCGCCTTAAAGCCTTCGATACCTGAAGAGCCGCCTTTCTTTGCGATCTGTATCAGCCTATATATGTCCTTCTTTGGTGTCAGACCCTTAAGAGCAGCCCCTATGACCATGTCCGGGTTCTCGGTTCGCGTTAACTTCACGAACTGGGCTCGCTGCTCTGCCAACTTAGATATGCCAGATACCGACCGCTCGACCCCCCTGCGGGCCACCTCCGAGGTGACAGCCGCCTTCAGGTCGGACTGCACCGCTGGGAATCTGGACAACAGGGACTCGTTATCCTTTATGAATTTGGCTAAGGCGTCCGCATTAACTTTACCAGTTAAAGGGTTAATTGTGTCGGCAGCCGCTAACCGGAGGACTCGTCCCTGGGCGTCCAGCATCATGTGATAGGCAGACTCGTCTCCGGCCCCCCTTGTAATCATGAACCGTGTTGCCTCCTCTAAATCTGCCAACTGAATGGACCCTACATCCTTACCCGATGCCAAGGCCCGTTTCAGAGTCAGTTCCGGGGGGATCCTCGGCCCATACTTACCGGCAGCCCGCGTTTTCCCTGCAAATGATCGAGTGAACACTTCGTTCAGCTCACGGGAGAACCCCCGTGCCGTGGTATACGCGTCCCGCGCCGCAGCGCCGACCGCTGAGTACGCGTTATCCAGATCGTCTAATACGGCCTCCGCTAGCTCCCCATAGATGCGGGCGTCATTCACCGCTAGAGAGTCTTGGGCCTGCCGGGCCAACTCCAACGCCCTGGACCTGAACCCCGTCAGCTGTTTAACTGGTATAGACCCCTGCACTTGATCCTTTGCGACTTTCATAAAGTCCCGGATAAAGGGGGGTAATTCGGCCCCCCAAGGTAAATCGGCCTCCACTGCCGATAGGGCTTTATTGAGGTTAATGATGTCGGACGTGACGTTGGACGGTATGCTCTCCCACAACTCAGTCTCGGCCCTGCGGGCTTCGGATAATACATCCTGGATCGCGGTGGATGCTTGTGCGCTTAACCTCTCACGTGCAGCAGCGGAATCAGTCGTGATCTTGGCCGCAGCTTCCATTGCTTCCGCTTCCGCCTGCTGGAGTCTTCCGGTTAATATCCGGTTAAATTCCATGTTTCGGATTCTAGCGGCTTCGGTCAGTGCGGCAGGGTCTCCGGTGTTATGGAGAGCTCTGAACATCCGGTGGACGGCATCTAGGCTTTCATCCGCCATGGCCTTAGATTCCGCCCCAAATTTGGAGCTATACTCGGCCAACTTCTGCTCTAGGGCAGCCAGCGCAGGGGAGCCTGTCTTTTGTGCTATGGTACGGGGCACCCCTAGCGGGTCGGTCTCCTTTGCTATTCTGGCTAGTAGCACTGGATCTTCCCCAGATGCCTCTATGATCCCCTTCAACCATTTTGCGGCGGCTGTCTCCTGCGCAGCTGGGGAGAACGTCTGCATGACCTGCCCCACCTTAGATATGGTCCCCTCCGCCGCTAGTATAGCTACACGCGTTGGATTTAATACGCCACCGGCTACTTCAGCGCCGATGCGTACCGGGATATCCCCAGGGGCGTAGGTCTCAGCCGCACCCCCCGCAATCGCCGCACTCGCCGCCGCTGACATCTCCGCCGATAAAAACGCACCGGGTTTCCCCTGAACAGTCGTTATTATCCGGTTAATCCAGTCCCCCACTTTACCTGATACCTGCACCTGATACCCGGCCGGAGCCATAAACGGCGCGGCCATAAAGGGTAGAGACCCCCCGAACGCCTCCCCCGCTACGGCGTAGGGTCTCATGTCTGGGGGTAGGTCTTTGGTTGGAGTGGTGATGGGTCTCCCATGCAGATCTACCCCAGATGCCTGTTTCTTCAGCTCACCGCCGACCACCGCGCCCGCTATCCCGCCGACCACCGCGCCTACCGCCCCGGTCAACAACGGCATCGGACTTCTAGCTCCGTATTTAGCGCCAGTGATCGCTCCTCCCACGATAGGCGTGCTCTCGATAAAAGCCCCGGCGGCACCCCCACGGAACGCCTCAAAAGCTCCACCAGAAGCCCCCCCTGCCTCCGGAGGAGTGAACCCCTCGCCGGATGCCGACGGCGCCCCTTCTGGGACTCCTACCATGCCCATACCCAGAAGCCTGGATACATCCCCAGTTGCCCGGGAAACTATATCTGACCGGGGCGTAGGTGCCCCTCCTACTGCGGGATGAA